CTCTACGGCAGAATGATAGAAATATATCTGACCTGCTCCGTTGCCCCTATCCCCTTTGCGACCATGACGAACCGGGAATGGGGAAGCATTGGGAACAACTACCTAAAAGGCTTGTTTGCATTGGGCGTACAGGGCTTTTTCATCATGGTTTGTGTCGGTATCTACGCCGTGCTTGTAAATGAAATGGTAATCGCAACAAACCTGCACAGTGCCATTTTCAGCATAGCAGCCTACACCGTGATACTCTGCTTTTCCCTCTTTAAGACGGGAAGCCTTGCAAAATCTATTTTCCATGCGCACTAAAATGTGGTATAATGTAGGCATAAAGCCCCGTATTGCCGGAAAATCAAGCAATACGGGGCTTTTCTGTTACTAATTTGTTATTAGTTCAATATTCAATTTTAGTTCGTCTATATTTTTGTGGGTGTAAACCCGTTCCCCCGTCCCTTTGGACTTATGCCCCATGATCCGGTCAATGCAGACCTTATTTGCCCCGGCAGAATCAAGGCGGCTTCTGAATGTGTGGCGGCACTCATGCGGAAGGTGTTCCATTTCCAGCTTGTCCATGATCCCCGCCCAAAACTTCCTATATTGCGTCTGGCTTAACTTTTTCCCGCCGTACTCAAACAGATAACCGCTTTTTGATTGTTCAGCCCTACTTTGAACAATGTGGAATATTTTTGAATGGATGGGTACAAGCCTTTGTTTCCCGGCAGCGGTTTTCACACCGCCCGTCATAGTCCTTATTTCAAAATCAATATCTTCTGTTTTCAGCTTTATCATTTCTGAAATCCTGAACCCGGTGTATAAGAAGAACAGAACAGAATCAGCCCATTCAAGATTTTCATTTTCCCAAACTCTGGAAACTTCTTCATCCGTGAAAATTTCCTTTGTTGTTTCCGGGATTGGCGCAGAGGTCAGGAGATCGGAACAGCATTTTGAAATTATATCCAGTTCCATAGCGAAACGGTCAAGATGCCCGAACAAATTTTTGATTGCCCCTTGCGTGGAGTACCCGCAGCCACATGAATCAATGCAGTCTTGCATTTGGTATGATTTGATCTGCTTATACTTCATCTTTTCCAGCTTCACACAATGCTTGTATGCTGATTTCAAGGAACTTTGGTTTGAAGCCCCCAACTTGACAGCCCGCTTTTCCAGCCACAAGCTATATAATTCCTGAAACGTGATTTTGTCCGTCTGTATGTCCCACGGATCGTTATTGTATTGAGCGAGAAGAATAAGCCCTTCTTCCCGTGTGGCGGTATATCCTATGGGTTTCTGCTTCCCGGATATACCTTCCTTCACAACGTATGGTTTGCGGCGATTCCCTGATAGCTTAGTCACCGTACCATACCCATTAGGTAACTTCATAAAAATCATCCTTTCCTTGATTTTGGAAGGATGAAGTGGTATGATAAGTATGTGAACTGCCTATAATATCACTTCATCCTGAATTATAGGTCACGTCCCGCTGGTGTTGCAGCACTGGCGGGAATTTTTTGTTTCTCATAGTTCGATTTGAACCCCTGAATTTGTATTCAGTTCATGGAATTCTTTAACCAGTTTTGATGCAGAAGGGGGATTATTTTTAATATCGAAACCAATATATTTCAACTCCCCTTGCTCCCCGGTATAGGTAATAATTAAATATTGGGTAGTGGTTTTCACCTTTTTATTTTTTGTCCTTCCCCCGATTATCGCACCCAAAGTCCCAAACATCACGCCTCCAGCGATTGCCCCACCAATACTTGAAACCGCCTGACTTTGAATTTCAGTGTCGGTTTTGATGGACATATCAGTGATTTTCTCTCGTGCCAGCTTGATGCTGGTTGTCCCGGCTTTGAATTCAATTCTATCCGAAAAAGATTTAATTTCACATAAGGTATTTTCTGGAATCTGTAGCCCGTCCACATGATGAAATGCGGTATAAGATAAAATTCCGCTTTGTCGGATAGCTTCTTTGTTAGCTTTTGCCCTTTTCCGGGATTTTCTAATCATTAGCACAATCAGAACCATAACTGGAATTATAATCAATGGCGGCAACCATTCGGGAAAAGTCGCCGAACCGACAGAATTTGTTGTACCTGCAAGTAACATGATAATCTCCTTTCTGATTTTTGAAATAAATTTTTCAAAGTGCAAGTAGTTCAAGATAAACCAGTTATTTATTACTATATTTATTTTTAATTTTCATCATAAATTTATGATGATTTCTTCCTTTTGCTTAGAAGTTGGAAGTAACTTGGTGCATCTTGAATTTTCTTGATTTTATGCGGTTTTTAACTTGAACCGCAACTTGAACCATCTTGGTGCCAACTTGGATTTATCTTCCACCTTCACCTTAACCGCTTGTCTTGACAACCGAACATATGTTTGATATAATTTCTGTATCGCTACCATAGAACGTGCGGCTACATAGAGGGTGAGAAGCATGGACTATAAACAACTCATTATTGAGTTGCTTGATAAAGCGTCAGCCAATCAACTTAGACGGCTATATCACTTTATCAGGATGTATTTGGGGCTGGACTGATGTTCAGCCCTCTTTTTCTGTGTCATCAGCGGCAAGTTCTTTCGCTTTCTTTTCTAAAAATTCCCATTCGCTATCAGATAAACCCATGAGCATAGTTACAAACCGCTTTTTAAACTTGGAATCTTGACCGCCTAAAACTTTTCCAGCCCATGCCATTAGTTGATCTTCCATGTCCAATTCTGCAAACATTTCTCCATTCCCATGTCGGAGCCAATTTTCATTGACATTGAATTTGGTGCAGATCAGGGAGATTACAGCATCACTGGGAGCATTTTTGCCAACTTCATATGCTCCAATATTTCCCCTTGATATTCCTATCTTGTCTGCAAATTCCTGCTGTGTTAAATCTAACTCCCTTCTTAGCTTTTTAATCCGATCTTTCAAAATCATCACCACCTTTCTGTTACTAATTATAAAGTCAAAAATGTTGCTTGTCAACAAAATGTTGGTTAATTTCAAAAAAATGCTTGACAAAAGATATTAACCAACATATAATTGCAATATACCAACAAAACAAGTAACAGAAAGGGTACTGGATCATGGCAGAACAGAGTTTGAAACCAATTATCGACAAACTTGAAAATTTATTTTCAAGGTTCAATGAAAAGTTTTACGGCGGTGAACTTCAAAAGCCGATCATCACCGTAAGCCCGGACACCACAAAAGGGGCTTATGGGTGGTGTACTTCATGGAAGGCATGGAGCAACAAAGAGCCGAAAGCGGTTTCCGAAATGAAGCCGGAAGAAGTGGAAGCTATGAAGAATGAAGGGTTCTATGAAATCAACCTTTGCGCTGAACACCTTGCAAGACCTTTTGAACACGTTGCTGAAACCCTCTTACATGAAATGGTTCACCTTTACAATCTGCAAGTCGGGGTTCAGGACACTTCCAGAAGCGGAACTTACCACAATAAGAAATACAAGGAAGCCGCTGAACAGCACGGTTTGACCGTTGAAAAGGATGCAAAATACGGCTGGACTAAAACAAAGCTGAACCCGGAAGCAAAAGCATTTGTTGACAGCTTGCAGGACAAGAAATTTCAGCTTTTCAGAAAGCCGGAACTGAAACTTCCGGGAGCGTCCAAAGCTAAACAGTCAACCCGGAAATACATTTGCCCCGGATGCGGGTGCATTATCAGGGCAACGAAAGAAGTAAATGTGATTTGTGGCGATTGTGAAATGAAGTTTGAGGAAGCGGAGTAAACCCCGCTTCCCGGAAAGGTGGGAAGTAAAATGCTTCATGTGATAAAAGTTGACGGATGGATCAGGGCTTGTATTTGCACCGATAACAAAGCGGATAAGTACGGAAAACCTAAAGAGTTCAAAACCCGTAAGGATGCACAAAGATGGATTGATGAACATTCGTATAAGGGGATGTCTTTCAAATATGAGATTAGCGAGGTATGAAACTATGACATTGAGTAAAATTCATGATTTGGGGCTGATTGATGATAACACGGTGGTTTGGGTTCGTGGGGCTGATCTCCACCTGATTACAAGCGGAAACTGGTATCAGGACAACATTCTGAAATACATGAACGCTGAACTTGAATGTTTCACATGGCAGGATGATAACAATTTCTACATTGATTTGAAATAAAAGGATGAAGTGATTTTGATATAGATGGGGTGCTGCAACACCCCGCCGTAATGCAGGCAAGGACGGTCACAACCCCGTGAAAATGCAGAGTGCGGTGAACCTTGGCAACTGAATCTGTCCGGCAGCGGCTTAATCACCCGTAAGAGGTAATCAATGTAAATCCTCTGCATAAGAGCCGTGCAAATAAATTTAAAGAAAGGAAGTGGGAATATGTCAGAGAAACAGAAAAAAATCCTTGAAACTTTTGAGCAGGTATTACCGGAAATGTCTAAAGAAGATCAGAACTATCTTCTTGGATATGGTGAGGGTATGGCGGCAGCGTTGAAGAAAAGAGAAAGTGATGGTGAAGAGGATGGACGAACTGAAAATTTTTGAAAATCCAGAGTTCGGTCAGATAAGGACAATCACTATTGACAATGAACCTTGGTTCTGCGGTAAGGATGTTGCTTCTTCTTTGGGGTATGTAAATACAAAGAAAGCACTCTTGGATCACTGTAAAGAACCCTGGGTAACGATTTGTGACCTGGGGGTACAGACGGGAACAAAGGCAGACGGAAGTCCAGCAGTTCAGCAAGTAAAGATGAAGTTTATTGGAGAGCCGAACTTGTACCGCCTGATTACTCACAGTAAACTTCCTTCCTCTGAAAAATTTGAACGGTGGATATTTGAGGAAGTTCTTCCGGCAATCAGAAAAACGGGAAAGTATGAAGTTTCAGGGAAAGAGCAGGAGTACAAACCAACAAGACCGCTTACCAGTGATGATTACATGGATGCCGGAAAAGCAATAGCAAGGTGTGACAATAGACGGCTTCCTATCGTGCTTGACTTATTCAGGAAAGCAGGGCTTGACATCCAGAAAGTTACTGACATTCAGAAGAAAAAGAATCATGAAGAATCTGACAACGAATATTTTATTGGTCTGTTAAACCAGTACGGGTTAAATGAACTGACTGAAAAGTTGGGGATATGCCGGAGTTCTATTTATTATTACCGGATTGGAAAATACAAACCGAACAAAAAGCGCAAGGAACTAATAATCAAGATTTTAACAGAGGATGGTGAAACGGAATGAAGAAAGTTTTATCTGCTGCAATCGTGAAGATTCTTGAATTTGATTCCCCGGAAGAAGCAAGGGAATATCTGGACAGCATGAAAGCCGCAGGAAAGAATTTCCGTGTTGTGTGGGAATGTGATGTTGCTGGCAACAAGCGGCAGATCAAGATTCAGGAGCAGTACAATAAAAGCCCCATGATTCAGGACTAACCAGAAAAGAGAAAGGATGAAGTGAATGATGAAATTTGCAGACAAATTGAAAAACCTGATGAAAGATTTGGGTATCAGTCAATCCAAACTTTCAGACCTTACCGGAATCGGTAAATCTTCTATCAGTCAGTATCTTTCCGGGAAGAATGAACCCGCAGAGGATCGCAAGAAGCAGATCGCCCTTGCGCTGGGAGTTCAGGAGAATTATTTCAACCAGTTTTCTGAAACCGCTGCAACGGTTCAGCATGACGGGGTTGTGAATGTTCCCGTTCCGCTTATCGCTAAACTGATGGGAAAATCAAAGGAATGGGTTATGCAGGGATTACGGGACGGAATCTTCCCGTGGGGCTATGCGGTGAAGTTGCAGAAATGGAGTTACTTTATTTCCTCTGTGAAATTCACTGAATACACGGGAATCCAGATACCCACCGAATAATCGGGGGGGGGTAAACCATGAGAAAGTCAAAGTATGAAGCCCCCTTGACAGAGGAAGAACAGTCCTTTGCAGCGGAAAACCATCACCTGATTAGGAAATATCTGAACATAAGAAAGCTGCCTTTTGATGAATGGTATGATGTGGTGATTTTCAGATACTTGCTTTCAGTAAAAAGATGGTTTGCAATCCCCGAATTACACAAGCACAATTTTGAGATTATCGCCTTTTATGCTATGCGTTCAGCGATAGGTCATGAACTGGATAAGCAGAAAAAGCGGATAAAGGTTATAAGTCTGGATGAAGTGATACCGGGAACGGATGGGATGACATTTTCCGATACCGTTACCTATGACAATTTGAATTTTGTAGATTATGAAGGCGGTGAAAATATGGAAATTAAGTATGATGTGCAGTTGCCGGAAAGAAAATCTTTCAGGGGTGCAGCGAAAAGTGATGAAATCCTTGCCATTGAAACCTTCCTGAAAATGAAGGGGAAGAAAAATATGTGCTTTGAGTATGAATCGGATGCGGAAGCAAAGAAACGGCTTTCTTCCATCCAGTCATACAGACGGCGGGAGAACCAGAAAGAAGTCTATGATGTGTACCGGGCTGAAAAGTGTGTTTATATCGTTCGTCAGGAAGCGCCGAAAGCAAAGAAAGGTTAGGTGATCGGTATGCAGCTTTTTCCCCATCAGGAAACGGCTTTAGAGAAAACGAAACAGTTCAACCGGGTTGCCTACTACCTTGACATGGGGCTTGGAAAAACATTTGTAGGCAGCGAAAAGGCGATTTCATACCCGAACATGATCCTTGTCATTTGTCAGAAGTCAAAGGTTCAGGACTGGGTTGAACACTTCCGGGAGCATTACAACATTGGGGTGTTTGATCTGACAGACAAGCGGCAGTTTGAAGAATTTACCGGGACGGTTGGGAAGTTCGTGGGTGTTATCAACTATGATCTGGTGTTCAGAAGGTCATATTTTGCCAATATAAGCGGTTTTACAATGATGCTGGATGAAAGTTCCATCATTCAGAATGAAACGGCGAAACGGTCAAAATTCATCCTGAAAATGCACCCTGAAAATGTGATCCTTTTATCCGGGACACCCACGGCGGGGAAGTATGAAAAGCTATGGTCGCAGCTTCATCTTCTGGGCTGGGGGATAAAGAAGGAACTGTTCTATAAGCAGTATGTTGAAATGGAGTGGATAGAGGGTTCAGAAAGCGGGTTCAGGATTCCGCATATCACCGGATATAAGAATGTTGACCGCCTGAAAATGAAGCTGGCAGACCACGGGGCAATATTTATGAAATCGGAAGAAGTGTTTGACCTTCCGCAGCAGATCATCACCCCGGTACATTCCAAAGCAACCAGAGAATACCGGAAGTTTATGCGTGATGAAATCATCACCATTGAAGGGCGGGAGTTCATAGGGGACACCATTCTTTCAAAACGGATATATGCCCGGATGATGTGTAGCTATCTGAACAAAGAGAGGATCGCAGCTTTTCGGGACTTGATCCAGTCAACGGAAGATCGGGTGATTGTGTTCTATAACTTCAATGATGAATTGAACGCTTTGCTGGATATTGCGATTGAGATCGAAAGACCAGTTTCTATTGTGAACGGGGAAAGAAAAGATTTGGATGCCTTTGAATCTGATGAAAATTCAATAACCTTTGTCCAGTATCAGGCGGGGGCTATGGGGCTGAATCTCCAAAAGGCAAACAAAATAATTTACTTTTCCCTGACAGACAGAAGTGAACTTTTTGAACAGTCAAAAAAGAGGATTCACCGGATCGGACAGAAAAACGCTTGCTTCTATTATGTCATGGTGTGCCCCGGAACGGTGGAAGAAGATATTCTCCACACTTTGGAGCAAAGAAAGGATTACACTGATGAACTATTCAAAGCGTATAACGAAAAAAGCAATCCGTAAAAGGCTTTTGATTTCATGGGTGGTTGTCGGCTTAACATTCTTTGTCATTGGTTTTGGAAGCGGCAGGGTGTGTAAAGCGGTACTTACTGACAAACACCCGGATAAAGAGCCGGAAGCGGCAGCACCCGGAAAAGAAACCCTGATATATGGGCGGTATGACGGGATAATTTTTGAAGGTGAAGTCCCTGAACTGAAAAGCGGTGAAGAATTTGTCCCGCTGGATGTTCCGATCAGTGAAGATTTGCAAGAATTTATTTTCTATCTGTCAGAAGGGTATGAAATTGACTTCACCTTTGTAATGGCATTGATCCAGCAGGAAAGCAGTTTCCGGGCTGATGTGATAAGTGAAAGCAGTGATTACGGGCTGATGCAGGTCAATGAAAAGAACCATGCTTTGATAACTGAAACCCTTGGGGTGACGGACTTCCTTGAACCTTACAACAACGTGCGTTCAGGAATGTTCATCCTTCGGAAGCTGTTTGAAAAGTATGAAACCCCTGAAAAGGTTCTTATGGCTTACAACTTGGGGGAATCCGGGGCTGCCCGGTTATGGGAAAACGGAATTTTTGAAATTAACTATTCAAAAAGCGTTTTCCAGTATCAACAAAAATTCAATGAAGAAATCGAAAGGAGAAAAGAAGAATGATTAAGTGCAAGATGGAAGAAGGATGCCCGAAAGGGAAAACGTGCTGCTGTTCCCAGTGTGAAGAAAGGAAAAGTTGCGGCGGGGTATGCGACAACCTTGAAAACATTGGAAATTGCGGATATGCGGAAATGGATGAAACGGATGCGGTTCTTGTTATGAAAACGGATGCCGCCGCAGTTATCAAGGCGATTGCCGCCCTTACGATCCAGAAGAAAAAGATCGAGGAGCAGGAAAAGGAAATGCGGGTGCAGCTTATGAAGGCTATGGAGCAGTACGGGGTGAAGAAGTTTGAAAGTGACAGCGTAACCTTCACCTATATCGCCCCCACGGTCAGGAACAGCATTGACAGCGCAAAGCTGAAAAAGGAAATGCCGGATGTGGTTGCAAAGTACATGAAAACTTCTAATGTTTCCGCTTCCGTCAAGATTGAAGTGAAAGGGTGACAGGAATGGGAAGGGGTTTTGAAACGAATGGTTTTGAAACACATGATGAAATTGTGTGCAGTCATTCAAGAAGGAAGCGGCAACCGTGCCGGAAAATAGCTTGCAAACATCACGTTTGTCATGTGAAATCTTCCCAAAGTGGTACTGAATTTTATGTGCAAAATTTGAAGAAAGAAGGTGCTTGTTATGAAAAAGAAAGCGTTGACCGTGGGCGAATTGAGAAAAGCCCTTGAAGGTGTGCCGGATGATTTGAAAGTGCAGCTTTCCAGCGATACCGGAGTGGATCAGGGAATGGGCGAGATCATCATTGAGAGTGCAAGCCGGGTGAAATATGACCTTCCTGAAGGAAAGCACTTTGAAGATGGTTCAACGGGTGTTGACTACTTTGATATTTATGCCAATGATACCGGGGAATGGGACGGTGAAGAAGATGAAGAATAAAAAGATTGTTCATCTTCCGGTTGAACAGTATTTAAACGACAAAGAACACGCTGCCTACATGGAAGATTTTACCCCGATTGTGAATGACCTGATTGATAAATTAGTCGGCATAGCTGACAAGCATAGTGTTGACCGGGACAATGCAATTAAACATTTTTCCGTTATCTTCGGGACAATGACAGAAATCAGCACATTTCAGAACTGGGGAGAAACGGAATCCACGGATGGACACCTTGAATGTTCGGTGTCTGGTGATGCTAACATACAGTGTTCAATGTGCGGGGAACAGTACACGGCTGATGAAGTGAAGGAAGCTGCTGAAATGGGAGAACCTTTCCAGTTCTATGACGGAAAATTTCTTTGCCCGGACTGTTATGAACGGTACAGCCGCCAATCTCTGGAAGAACAGTTTGAAGCAGCTTTGAACATGGGGGAAGCCAATGATGGATAATTTCGATCTTTGGTTGAAGGGGTGCGAGATCAACAATACAAAAATCTTTCCGTTAGAGGGTGAAGGAAGGACGGCATTGTATAAGTGCTGGGGTGAACATTTGGTTAAGCATAACTATATCAGAGATACCCCCGTATATATCGGCTGGGTGGACGGAAAACAGGTATGCGCTGTTACAAATTATCAAAGTGCTTTGTCTTGCTGGCAAAACGAAAAAGAAAGGTGGTGGGCAGATGGCAGATGAAAAACTGTTTGAAAACCGGATCAAGAAACATTTTCATTCCGTGGGCATATACCCCGCTGGTTATCCCTCTGACCGTATGGATGCCCCTATGGTGGGGTGGTACACAAAGATTTGGGGCGGCGGCTTCCAGAAGTCCGGCATACCTGACCTTATATGTTGTGTGAATGGGGTGATGCTGGCGGTTGAAGTAAAGGCTTCCAGCGGCAGACCGTCCGAATTGCAAAAGCTGAATATCGGCAGGATCAATGAATCAGGCGGGATCGGGGCTTTCCTCTACCCGGAAGGTTTTGAACAGTTCAAAGAACTTTTGAAGGGGGTGATAGATTGCAGTATTCACATTCAAGAATTGATTGCTTTGAAAAATGCAAATTCAAGTACAAAATGCGATATTTGGACGGCATAACCACCAATTCCCCCATAGAACCGGATAACCCCCTGATCGTGGGGCAAGCGGTTCATACCGGGATTGAAAAAAGCCTTGCGGATGCCGTTCAGGAATATTATTTCAGCTATCCGATCATCACGGATGAACATATCAACGAGGTCATGAAGCTGGAAACGGTGATCCCGCTGGCAAGGGCGGCAATTCCACGGACGGACAACGATCCGCTTTACCCTGACGGTGTTGAAGGGCGGTTTGAGGTTGAAATATCAGACAAGGATTTCCACGGGTTCATTGATTACCTTTTCCCTTTGTATCCTTCCGGGGATGGAATACAGTGGTTTGACATTTACGATTTCAAGTATTCAAACAATGTATCAGGTTACAAGCAGTCGGCGCAGCTTCACCTGTACAAGTATTTCTTTGAAAGGGACAATCCCGGAAAGAAGATCAGGAACTTATATCTGGTATTCGTTCCAAAGGTATCAATCCGGCAGAAGAAAACGGAGAGTTTGCAGGACTTCCGGGAACGGCTGAAAGAGGAACTTTCAAAGGTGGAAGTTAAAACCGTTCAAATTGAGTTCAGCATGGAAAAAGTGCTTGAATTTCTCTTTGGGATAAAGGCGGCGAATGAAGAAAAAGAGTTCCCGCAGGAAACGAGTTACTTATGTAGGTATTGTGAGTATCAAGAATATTGTGAGAAAGGATGGGACTATTTTATGAAGTTACCTGAAAACAAGAGAAGGACTATTGATGCAGTTACAAAGCGTGTGATCTGGATTTACGGTGTGCCGTTTTGCGGCAAGACCACTTTTGCCAATGACTTCCCTGATCCGCTGATGCTGAACACGGACGGCAATATCAAGTTCGTAAATGCGCCCTATATCCACATTAAGGATGATGTGCGTGTCGAGGGGCGGCAGACGAAAAGGACGCTGGCATGGGAAGTGTTCAAAGACACCGTTGCGGAACTGGAAAAGAAGGACAACACCTTCAAGACCATTGTGGTTGACCTTCTGGAAGATTTGTATGAACACTGCCGGCTTTATATGTACCAGCAGATGGGGATCACCCATGAATCTGACGATTCCTTCCGGGCATGGGATAAGGTGCGGGGCGAGTTCCTGAACACGCTGAAAAAGCTGATGAACCTTGACTATGAGAACATCATCCTGATTTCCCATGAGGACACCACAAAGGACATTACCAGAAAGGGCGGCGACAAGATCACGGCGATCAAGCCGAACTTGCAGGATAAGGTTGCCAACAAGGTCGCCGGGATGGTGGATGTGGTTGCCCGGATCGTGGCAGATGATGAAGTAAGGACTTTCAATTTCAAGTCCAATGAAGTGATCTTCGGCGGCGGGCGGTTGCGTGTCAACGCAAAGGATATTCCCCTTGATGTGGATGCCCTCTTTGCCGTATATGATGAAGCCAACGCAAACGCAGCAGCCGGGAAGAAAGCCGCCCCAGCCCCTACTTCCGCAAAGACCGGGAGAAGCAGCAGAAAGAAAGCGGACACCCCCGCCACGGGCGCAGATAAGCCGCAGGACAGCCCCAAAGAGGAACAGCCGATAAATAACACTCCTGAACCGGAAAAGCCGCAGGAAGCCCCTAAAACTGGCGCAGAGGGCAACGGGGGAAATCCCGCTGACAAGTTCATGGATATTCCGGCAGAGGAAGGGGAAGATGCCCCGGCTATGAACCCGTCTGAACAGCCCGAACCTAACGGACAGCCGCAGCAGGAAGAAAAGCCCCGCCGCAGACGCAGAGCGAGAGATTAAGAGAAAGGAAGGTATGAAGGATGATGAATTTGTTCGGTATTCCCGTCCCTGATGATGTTGCAGCCGCTTTTCTTGCGGCGGCTGCAAACAAGAGGGCAGAGGGAGCAAAGAAAGCCTATAAACCGGAAAACCCGTGGGGGAAGGAAGCCCCGGACACGGAAAGCAAGGCAAAGAAATCCGCTGGGACGGCGAAAAAGTTCTTTGATGCGTACATGGCAGAAGGATTCAGCCGGGAAGAAGCCTTTGAACTGACAAAGGGAAATCTGAACGTAAAATTTTAAGAAAGGTTAAAAAGGTGGTTTTACTATGGATGGAAACATTTGGGATAAGTTTGACAGAGAGATCGACACGGAAGGTCTTGCAAAGGATGTTGAGGAAGCAGCAGCCAACGGCGGCGGGAATTTCAAGGAAGTTCCCCACGATACCTATGAAGTGGAGATCAACAAGCTGGAAATGACAACCAGCAAGAAGGGCGATCCTATGTTGTCTTGCTGGATGAAGATTCTTGACGGCGAGTACAAGGGCAGTCTGATCTTCATGAATCAGGTGGTGACGCAGGGCTTCCAGATTCATATTGCCAATGAGTTCTTGCGTTCCCTTATATCGGAAGTTGATGATGCTGAAAAGCCGGATGTGACCTTCAAGACCTATAATCAGTACAATGGGATGGTCATGGATGTGATGGAACTTATTGACGGCAACTTTGAATATCTGCTTGACTACGGGGAGAACAGCAAGGGATTCAACACATTTGAGATCAAGGAAGTTTACGTTCTGGAAGATTAAGCAGCGGCAGGATCAGGGAGAATCCGGGGAAAGTGCTTTCCCCGGATTCTCCCCCATAAAGGAAAGGGGCATTGAAAAGTGTTATTTTATGATTTTGAAGTTTTCAAATATGACTGGCTTGTGGTTGTGAAGGACACGGCAACCAGAACAACCCACGAGATTGTCAATTCCCCTGATGAACTGGAAGCCTTATATGAGAGTAACAAAAAAGAAATCTGGTGTGGATTCAACAGCAGGCACTACGATCAATACATTCTGAAAGCTATCCTTTGCGGGTTTGATCCTAAAAAAGTGAATGACTATATCATTGTGAAAGGAAATCCGGGATGGAAGTTTGCGCCCACCATGTTCAGGAACATCCCGCTTTTGAATTATGATGTGATGCTGGGGACAGACCGGGGCTTGAAATCTTTTGAGGGATTCATGGGACACGACATAAAAGAAACTTCCGTCCCCTTTGATATTGACCGGAAACTGACGGATGCGGAGATCAGGGAAACATTCAAATATTGCAACCATGATGTGGATCATGCTATGGAAGTATTTTTGAAGCGCACGGAAGAATTTAACACAATGATGTACTTCATAAAGCACTTTAAACTTCCCATTGATTTCATATCCAAAACAAAGGCGCAGCTTGCAGCGGAAATTTTAGGCGGCAACCGGAAGGGGGAAAGTTTTGATGATGAATTTCAGTTTCCCATTCTGGACTGCCTTGAACTGAAAAAGTACCGTTATATTGCTGACTGGTACAGAAACCCGGAAAACCATAATTACAGCAAAAAGCAGGATAAAGTGATTGTTGCGGGTGTGGAGCATACTTTTTCATGGGGCGGCGGTCACGGGGCAAGGGCAAAGTTCCACGCTTCCGGGGTGTTCCTGATTATTGATGTTACCGCTTATTATCCTTCCCTTCAAAAGAAATATAAATTCGGGTATCGGGTGATGAACCACCCTGAAAATTTTGAGTTTATCCACGATAGTAACATTGAATTTAAGCGGAAAGGGGATAAGAAAGCAAGACAGCCCTTCAAAATCATGGACAATGCTATTTCCGGGCAGATGAAGCAGCGGCAATCAGCTTTATTTGATCCCATGAGCAATAACAGCATTTGTATAAACGGACAGTTGCTTTTGCTGGATTTGGTTGAACACATTGAACCGTACTGTATGCTGATCCAGAACAACACGGACGGTATTGTTGTGAAGCTGGATGATTATGAGAGAGATTTTGACATTCTGGATGATATTGTTTATGAGTGGGAGCAGCGCACGGGAATGAACATGGAATTTGATACTTTCATGGGTGACATTTACCAGAAGGACGTGAATAATTATCTGCTTATTGACCGGGAAACCGGGGCGGTTAAGGCAAAGGGCGGCTATGTGATGAAGCTGAATGATCTGAACTATGACCTTCCAATTATCAACAGAGCATTGGTTGATTACATGATTAAGGGTATTCCGGTAGAAAGAACCATCCGGGAATGTGAGGATTTGCGGGAGTTCCAGCTTGTTTCCAAAATCAGCAATAAATACACGCATATCCTTTACGGGAATGAGCCTATAAAAGAAAAATGCGTCCGGGTTTTCGCTTCAAAGATTGCTTCTGATCCGGGTGTGAAGAAGGTTCATGCCACAAGGAAAACGGCGGCAAAGCTGACAAACTCCCCTGAACACTGTTTCATCTGGAATGAATCGGTGAACGGTGTTTCCGTCCCTGATAAGCTGGATAAGGAATGGTATGTTAATTTCGCAAAGAAAAGGTTAGGAGATTTTGGGGTGATATGATGAACACTTTAAATATTACATGGAATTTTGGCAAGGGACGGATGCAGATTCTTCTTGACAAGTTCTTCCCTTCCACAAAGAAAGACCTGAAACAATTATTGAAAATCATTTCCCTTGACTGGGAGCATGAAACGGAACTAAAGGAAAATTTGAAAGTTTACTTTCAAGAACAGAAAACGGTACATGAAGCGGCAAAAAAAGAGAGCGCAAAGAAACATTTCGAGTTCCGGCAGAGGGAAGCAGACACAAAGGAAATGGTCACAACAAAGAAGCGTCCCAACGGTGTCCCTCTTTCAGAGGATGAACTGAAAGAGGAAAAGGAAAGGCTGGCATTTTATAAAACTACCGCAAGGGACTACTTGTTGCGCTACAAGCAGCATGAAAAAGAGGAAAAACAGTTGTCAGAATATTTGAAATTATCATAAAGGTGGTGAAGGGTGTTGTTTTTCAAAGGTTACGTTGAAACAAAGGACAAGAAATGTATCGAAAAATTCAAGAATAGGACTGATTTCAAGACCTTTGAACAAGTTCAGTCATTACCGGAATATGCTGGAATTTTGGCAAAAGATACCATACTGGTAGATATTGATGATTTTGAAATGTCTGAAACTCTGTTTAAGGTAGTGAAAGAAAAGAAATTGTGCTGCCGGGTGTATAAAACCAGCCGGGGGAAGCATTTCCTTTTCAAAAACAGCGGAGTTCAAACGGGGAAAACAGGCTGCAAACTGGCAATCGGGTTGACCGCTGATATTAAGTTAGGATCAAGAAATTCATATTCAGTTCTGAAATTTGGGGGGAAGGAACGGGAAATCATTTATGATACCGCAGAAAATGAAGAAGCGCAGCAGATTCCCCGCTGGCTTCACCCCCTGAAATCAAAGATGAAACTTGAATTTCTTGACATGGAAGCCGGGGACGGCAGAAACCAAAGTCTGTTTAACTATATCCTGACCTTGCAAAGCAACGATTTCAGCAAAGAGGAAGCAAGGGAAACAATCAGGATCATCAATCAGTTTGTGCTGAAAGAGCCGCTTTCCGATAGTGAGATTGAAACGGTGCTTCGGGATGATGCTTTCAAGAAGCCCATATTTTTCAATGGTTCAGCGTTCTTGTTTGATAAGTTCGCAACCTTTTTGAAGAACAATAACCACATTATCAGGATAAACAACCAGCTTCACATATACAAGGACGGTATCTATATACCGGGCAAGACGGCTATTGAAGCCGTCATGATCCAGCATATCCCTACCCTGAACCGGGCGAAAAGGACGGAAGTCCTTGAATACCTGAACATTTCCATTCAGGACAATATAAGTTCCAATGATGCGGACTGGATAGCATTTGAAAACGGGGTTTACAACATATTCGATAATACATTTTCGGAGTTTTCCCCGGAGCATATCATCACCAATAAAATCAGATGGAACTATAATCCGGGAGCATATTCAAAAGCCGCTGATGAAATGCTGAACCGTGTTTCTTGTGACGATCCGCAGATCAGGCTTTTGCTGGAAGAAATGATTGGGTATTGCTTTTACCGCAGGAATGAGTTGCGGAAAGCCTTCATTCTGACCGGGGACGGGAGCAACGGCAAAAGCACATTCCTTGCGGTGATTCAAAGTCTGCTTGGGGAAGAAAATATTGCTTCCCTTGACCTGAAAGAACTGGGGGACAGATTCAAGACCGCTGAAATGGTTGGGAAACTGGCGAATATCGGTGATGATATAAGTGATGAATTTATCAGCAATTCCGCAATATTCAAAAAGCTGGTGACTGGTGAAAGGGTGTCGGTTGAGCAGAAGGGGCGTGATCCGTTTGAGTTCAACAATTATTCAAAGCTGGTGTTTTCGGCAAACGACATTCCCCGGATCAAGGACAAAAGCGGGGCGGTTCTGGATCGTCTGGTGATCGTGCCGTTCAACGCAAAATTCACGGTTGAAAAGACCGGGTTCAAGTCTAATATTCGCCGTGATCTGGTAGGTCATGCGGATGTTATGGAATATCTGATAAATTTGGGGATTTCCGGGCTGAAACGTATCCTTGAAAAGCAGCAGTTCACCGTTTCAACGAAAGTTCAGGACGAACTTGACGATTACAGACAGCGGAACAACCCTATTTTGGGGTTCATTCGGGAATGTGAAGATGAAGATTTCAAGATAGAAAATGAGCCTACAAGCAAGGTCTATAAGCGGTATCAGGAATATTGCCTTGCTAACAGTTTGCAGGCTATGAGTAATGTTGAATTTTCAAAGCAGATCAACCGGACGCTGAATTTCAAAGTGATTGATAAAAAGATTAGTGGAAAGAAATACCGGATATTTGTTCCGGCAGATTAAGGAAGGTGTGCATTTTGAATGAGCAGAGAGAGAGAGAGAGCGCGCGCGGAAGTAAAGACTGGATAGGCAACCAGAAAAGCATATATACAACGCTGGGGGCTTCCAACCATACGGACAAGGAACGGCAGCAGCACGATTATTACGCAACAGAACCTAAAGCTATGGAATTATTGCTTACAGAAGAAAGTTTTCATCCGGTGGTTTGGGAATGTGCTTGCGGGGAAGGGCATTTGTCAAAAGTTCTGGAAGCGAACGGTTTTGAAGTTATCAGCACGGATTTGATATACCGGGGGTTTGGCGATCCTGAACCCCTTGATTTCCTGAAAAATACGCTTGAAAACTTCGAGGGAGATATAATCACAAACCCGCCGTATAAATACGCTTTGGAATTTGTTGAACAAGCGTTGAACAGTGTGCAGCCGGGAAGGAAAGTTGCTATGTTCTTAAAGCTGACATTCCTTGAAGGGCAGAAACGGAAAGATTTCTTTTTACACAACCCGCCCAAAACAATCTATGTCAGTTCTTCCCGCCTAATGTGTGCTATGAATGGGGAATTTGAAAAGTGTTCGTCCCGTGCGGTTGCTTATGCGTGGTTTGTATGGGAAAAGGGATTCAAGGGCGATCCGGTCATTAAATGGATAAATTGAAAGGGGCTGAAAATGAAGTGTAAATTTTGTGGTGCAGAAGTTCAGATTGGAAAGTATTGTGAATATTGTGGGGGCATGGCTGAACCGTCTTATTATGACAGTAAAGAGCAGAAAAGCGGAAATACCCCAAAAGAGGAATACACAAATATTGAAGTTGAGATGGGGAAAATATTTTATACCGTTCTTCCGGGTGATACCCTTTGGAGCATTTCAAAAATATTTTACGGTCATGGTAATTGTTGGCTGGCAATATTTGAAGCAAACCGAAAAGAGATTAAAAATCCAAAGTTAATCTATCCGGGACAAAGGCTGAAAATTCCACGGTTCAAAGGAAAAATAGGTGATCCAATAACACCTGAAAGGTTTGAATTTTAGAAAGGGGCTGATGAAGTGGCGGCAGCAGATACTTACAAAATGGTTCTTCTGAAAGACTGGGATGTTATCAGGGAGAAAGTGAAGAAGCGGTTCGTAGGGCATTTGACGAGTTCAGGAAAGAATTTGGAGAAGATGCAAAGCTGGAAAACGGTGATGAATTTGTGACCGTCCTGAATAATTCGGTTCTTATTATCAGCTTGGAGAATGGGACGCTGAAAACAAACTTCATAGGCGGTGCGCCTTTCAAGGTGGATATGACCTTGGATATTTTTGAAGGGAGTGATGAAGAATGAGAGAAAGCACGATTCCACCCATGCGGCGGTTGTCCCGGATCACGGAAGCCGGAAGGTTAGCGGTTGATGTGTCTGCTAACTGGATGCAGGAAATTTATGATTATGAAGAACTGGGCAGCATTGAACTTTTCGCTGCCCTGAAAAAGAAGAATACACCGATCCAGCCCGGAAAGGATGATGAAGGACTTTTCTGTAAGGAATGTAATTCAGAGGTCGGGGAAGATGATGTTTATTGCTGGTGGTGCGGTCAGGCATTGAAGCGGCAGCCGAAAGGGGGATGAAGATTGAAAACTTGTGTATCTATTGAGTGTCCTTTTATCCACTATTGCAAGGCTTACAATTTCCTTATCAACCGGGAAGGTGGATGCCCTACACAAAAGGCGATTCTGGAAGCAGCGGAAAAGTTGAAAAAGCAGAAAAGAAAGGAAGGTAAACGGAATGGGTAAAATTTATGATGCAGTTATGGGTTTGATCGTTGGTGATGCGCTGGGTGTTCCGGTGGAGTTCAAGATCCGTGATACATTCCATGTTGATGATATGATCGGCTATGGGACATATAACCAGCCGCCCGGAACATGGTCGGATGATAGCAGCCTGACCCTTGCCACAATGGAAAGTATCGTCAGGAAGGGGGAAATTGATCCGGCTGACATTATACGGAATTTTTCAAGGTGGTTGAACTATGCTGAATTTACCCCATACGGCAAAGTGTTTGATGTAGGTGGCACAACGGAAAGGGCTATCAGGAAATTTGACAATCAGCGGATAACTTGTGGATGCGGCAGGAAGAAGGACAACGGGAACGGTTCTTTGATGCGGATTCTTCCGCTTGCCCTCTTTCCATCCAGCTTACACGCAGTTGATGAAGTTTCCAGTCTTACCCATTCCCATGAGATTTCAAAGCGGGCTTGTCGTCGGTATGTGGGAACGGCTGAACAGCTTTTGAAAGGCAGAACTGTATCAGAGTGCATTTCCTATTCCGGTATATGGGTAAAGGAATTTGACCGGATTCCCAAAATCTACAAGTTGAACCGGGATGAAATCAAAAGTACCGGGTATGTGGTGGACACTCTGGAAGCTGCTTTGTGGTGCGTGTACCATACCCGCAGTTACCGGGATTGCGTCCTTACGGCGGTGAACCTTGGCGGTGACACTGACACAATAGCGGCGGTCGCTGGCGGTCTTGCCGGAATCATCTATGGTTGCGGTGGTGAAAGCGGTATTCCTGATGAATGGATAGCGCAGATCGCCCGTAAAGACTGGATTTCCGATTTGTGCGAACGGTTCAGGTTGGTTCAAGTTGATACAAGATAAATTCAAGTTGTTGTTGTGGAAGTTGAACCGCCTGAAACCCTGATAAATAGGGCGGTTCGGCTTTGCGGTTCAAGTTGGTACAAGTTACTTGTAACTTCTAAACACAAAGAGAAAAACAACGTGAAATTACAGTGTTTTTACAAAAAATAATATAGTAATAAATAACTTGTTTATCTTGAACTACATGAATTAAGTTGTACCGATTTTTGAAAAGTTTATTTCAAAAGTTAGAAAGGAATGATGTTATGACGGCGAAAGAATATTTGCAGCAGTTACATAAGGCAGATATGATTATTAACCAGAGGATTCAGGAAAAAGCTGACCTTCGGGCAAGGCTTTCCAGTATCGGAAGTTTTGACTATTCAAAAGAGCGTGTCCAGACAAGCCTTCCTGAAGGCGCAGGATATGAACGGCAGATTGCCCGGATCATTGACCTTGAAAATGAGATTGATTCCCTGATTGATGATTATGTTGACCTAAAACATAAGATAATCGGTGAGATTCACAACATGAAGAAGCCGGATCACATAAGGATTCTTTATAAGCGGTACGTTGAGAACAAAAGGCTTGAACAGATTGCCGTTGAAATGAATTACACATATCAGTATGTACGGGAGTTACACGGGTATGCTTTGCAAGAATTTGAAACAACCTACACAAACCTACATTGATGTGTGCTATTATAGTATCGTGAGAAATCACCCGTACAGTGAAAGCGGGTGATTTTCTTATTTTCAGCAGAAAGGAAGGTGTTGCCGGATGGCAAAGCTAACAGAGAAGCAGCAGCGTTTCATTGATGAATATTTGATTGACCTGAACGCAACACAAGCGGCGATCAGGGCGGGGTATTCTGTCAAGACGGCAAGAGAGCAAGCCAGTCAGAACTTGACAAAACTTAACATTCAGCAGGCGATTTCTGAAAAGATGGCAGAGCGGAGCAAGCGAACCGGGGTGAATCAGGATCGGATTGTTCTGGAACTGGCAAAGATTGCTTTCGTCAATGCCGCTGATGTGATTGATTCGGATGATGCCACGATAAAGGCGGGCGCAACCGCTGATGATACCGCCGCTATCCAATCGGTGAAAGTAAAGGTGATCCCCACAAAAGAGGGTGAAGGAGTTGAACGTGAGATCAGGCTAAACGACAAACTGAAAGCCCTTGAACTTCTGGGGAAACACTTAGGTATGTGGAATGACAAGCTGGATGTGAATGTGAATATCCCGGTTGTCATTTCCGGGGAAGATGATCTTGAAGATTAGTAGTCAATACGTTTTTGATTATCAGAAGCGTTTATACTTGCCTGAACAGTACAAGACCACTTCTTCCGGCAAACGCATGATCTCCCTTCCTGAATACGTTGGTAAGGGGTACGGCACTTACTGGAAGTGGAAAGGCAGATACAGAGTTTGCAAGGGAAGCCGTGCAAGCAAGAAATCAAAGACAACCGCTTTGTGGTATATCGTGAACCTGATGAAATACCCTGACGCTAATCTGCTGGTTGTCAGGAAGGTGTTCAGGACACTAAAAGACAGTTGCTTCACGGAATTAAAATGGGCTATCAATCGTTTGGGGGTTCAAAACCACTGGGAGATAAAAGAAAGCCCCCTTGAAATGACCTACAAGCCCACGGGACAGAAGATATATTTCAGGGGACTTGATGATCCGCTGAAAGTCACTTCAATAACCGTTGAACATGGGTTTTTGTGCTGGATGTGGATTGAAGAAGCGTATGAGATCGGCAACGAGAATGATTTCAATATGCTGGATGAATCCATCCGTGGAGCGATACCACCGGAAACGGGGCTGTTCAAACAGATCACTTTGACCTTCAACCCGTGGAATGAACACCACTGGATGAAGAAGCGGTTCTTCGACAACCCGGATGATGAAACTCTTGCTATGACCACGAATTACCTTTGTAATGAATGGCTGGATGAAGCAGATCGCAAGGTGTTTGAAACCATGCGCCTGAACAATCCCCGCCGTTACCGTGTGGCTGGTTTGGGTGACTGGGGCATTGTTGAAGGGCTTATCTTTGAGAACTGGGAAGAAAAGGCTTTCGATATTGACAAAATCCGGCAGATGGCAAGCGTCAAGTCTGCTTTCGGTCTGGACTTTGGATATACAAACGATCCTTCCGCTTTGTTCTGCGGTCTTGTGGATGAATCAGCTAAAACTTTATGGGTTTTTGATGAAATGTACAAGCACGGCATGAGCAACGAAAGGATCGCTGATGAAGTCACCACAATGGGGTATCGGAAAGAGCGGATCAGGGCAGAGAGCGTAGAACCGAAAAGCATTGACCGCTTGTATGATCTGGGGCTTTCCCATATCCAGCAGGCAAGGAAGGGAAAGGACAGTGTAAACAATGGCATTGACTACTTGCAGGACTACCATATTATTGTCCATCCCCGGTGCGTGAACTTCATCACTGAAATATCTAACTACACATGGGACACCGACACAAAGACCGGGAAACGGCTGAACAAACCCATTGATGACTTTAATCACCTGATGGATGCTATGCGTTACGCTATGGAAGATTTCAGCATGGGGGACGCTTTCAGTTTTGAATAAAAATATCACATTAGTAACAAACAGCCTTGAAACAGTGATGTTTCCGGGCTTTTGTATTTATTGAGCAATATTGAAAGGGGGTGAAAATGAAATGTTGAACTTTATTGACTTCCTGACAAGCAAGGTGACGAACCTGATCTTGCAGGGGGCAAGCAGCCGTATGAGTGACAAGGAATTTCTGGAAAAAGAGATTGCCCGCTGGAAGAACAGCCCTCAAAGGGTTATGCAGATCAAAGGGCATTTGTACTATGACAACGAACATGACATTCTGAAACGGAAAAGAACCATGATCGGGGAAGGGGGGAAGCTGCAAACAGTTGAAAACCTTCCGAACAACCGTCTGATTGATAACCAGTATGCAAAGATGGTAAACCAGAAAGCGAACTATTTACTGGGACAGCCGTTTGCTATCGAGGGAGAGAACACGGCATACATTGAACTTTTGAAAGAAGTGTTCAACAAGCGGTTTATGAAAACCCTGAAAAACGGCGGCAAGGCTGCTTTGAACGGCGGGCTTGCGTGGCTATATCCTTACTATACGGATTCCGGGGAACTGGCTTTCCGGTTGTTCCCGTCCTATGAGATACTACCATTCTGGAAGGACAGCGAACACACTATACTGGATTTTGCGGTTAGATTATATCTGGTGATGGGCTATGAAGGGACTATCCCAAAAATTATTGAAAAGGTGGAAGTCTACGATCTGACCGGGGTTCACAAGTTCATTCTGGACGGGGAAACCCTGATCCCGGATGTAAGCACGGAACATGAAAACTTTGAAAGTCCCTATGTCACCGCCACGGATAGCGAGGGGGAAGTTATAGGGTTGAACTGGGAGAAAATACCGCTTATCCCTTTGAAGTACAATGAAGGTGAAATCCCGCTTCTGAAAAAGGTGAAATCCTTGCAGGACGGGATCAATGTGATGCTTTCGGACTTTGAAAACAATATGCAGGAAGATTCCCGCAACACAATCCTTGTCCTGAAAAACTATGACGGGCAGGATTTGGGGGAGTTCCGGCGCAACCTTGCCACTTTCGGGGCAGTAAAGATCAGGTGCAGCGGGGACACCAACGGGGGAGTTGAAACCCTTGAAATCACGGTGAACGCTGAAAACTACAAGGTCATTGTGGAGATATTCAAGAAAGCCCTGATTGAAAATGCTATGGGTTATGACGCAAAAGATGATAGGCTTTCCGGCAACCCAAACCAGATGAATATTCAATCCATGTATTCAGACATTGATCTTGATGCTAACGACATGGAAACAGAGTTTCAGGCGGCTTTTGAAGAAATCCTCTGGTTTGTCAATGTTCACCTTGCCAATACCGGGAAAGGGGACTTTGACGGGGAAAAGGTGGATGTTATCTTCAACCGGGATATTCTGATAAATGAAACGGAAGCGATTGAAAATTGTTCAAAGTCCGTGGGTATTCTTTCGGATGAAACCATCATAGGGCAGCACCCTTGGATTGACGATCCAAAGAAGGAACTGGAAAGGCTGAAAAAACAGAAAGAGGAAGAGCAAGCGGAGTTTGAGCGGCAGCAGGGATATAATCCTTTCCAGCAGACGGGAAAGGCAGGCAACCAGCCGGGGAAGCCCCCGCCAAAGAAAGAAGGTGATCCGGGTGAAGGTGAAAAAGTTTGATGTTCTGATTGTTCCGGTTGAAGTGGAATATAAGAAGCCTATACTTGGGCGGCTTTTCGGTCTGCTTTGCTGGCTGATGGTTGTAAGGGTGAAAAAGTTCAATCTGACAATGAACGGTAAACCCATATTCAGCTTTTACCGTCTGATTGTTCCCCGCTTCCTGAAAGGCGGTAGGGCTGATGAAGAATAGCGAATACTGGAAGATCAGGTTCGGGCAGCTTGAAGCGGCGCAGAACCAGAAGGGTGTTGACGCTTATCTGGAAATCGAAAAGATTTACAGGCAGGCGCAGAAAGAGATTGAAGGGAAGATCAACACATGGTATCAGAGATTTGCAACCAACAACGGGGTATCAATGGCAGAAGCCCGGAAGATGCTTTCTGGAACTGATCTGAAAGAATTTAAGTGGGATGTGAAAGATTATATCAAGTACGGGCAGGACAACGCTTTGATGGGCGGCTGGACAAAGGAACTGGAAAACGCTTCCGCAAAGTTCCACATTTCCCGCCTTGAAGCCCTGAAAATGCACACCCAACATAGCCTTGAAGTCATGTTTGAAAAGCAGCTTGGTATCATCACCGGGACAATGACGGATATTCTTAAAAGCGGCTATTACCATACCGCCTATGAACTTCAAAAGGGGTTCGGGATAGGCTGGGATATTGCCGGATTGGATCAGGCGCACATTGAAAAGTTACTTTCAAAACCGTGGGCAGTTGACGGGAAGAATTTTTCGGAAAGGATTTGGAGCAACAAGGAAAAGCTGATTTCAGAAATCCATAACGAACTTACCCGGAACGTCATGCTGGGGCAGAACCCGCAGAAAGCGATTGACGCAATAGCAAAGAAGATGAACACTTCAAAGCACAATGCGGGGCGGCTGGTTATGACGGAAGAAGCCTATTTCAGTTCCGCAGCACAAAAGGACTGCTTCAATGATCTGGATGTGGAAGAATATGAGATTGTGGCAACACTGGATTCCCATACTTCCGACATATGCCAAAGCCTTGACGGGCAAGTGTTCCCCATGAAGGACTTTGAACCGGGCATAACAGCCCCGCCCTTTCATGTGTATTGCAGAAGTACCACCGTACCGCACTTTGATGAAAACTTCGGTCAAGTCGGGGAACGGGCTGCAAGGGATGAAGATGGGAACACATACTATATTCCTGATGATATGAATTATCAGGAGTGGAAGGAAACCTTTGTTGACGGCGGCGACAAGTCCGGGTTTGATGTGTACGATCAGAACGGTGTTACCCATTACACCAAACACAAAGATCCCGAACCGCCTGAGCCGGAGAAGCCAAAGAAGGAATATCTGACAAAGAAGAAGCTGCAAGCCAATATTGCGAACGCTGATGTTCAGATTGAAGATTTGGATAAGCAGTTTTCTGATGTGATGAAAGCTGACGGCGGCTTGTCGTGGGAAGAATTTAAAAACGACTATCAGCATGATTATTCGCAGATCACGGATGTACCGGACGAACTTTCCAAATTGCAAGCAATCGGAGATCAGATTGACGCATTGGAAGCCCAAAAAGCGGAGTGGCAGGCGAAACTTGATGAAAAGCTGCTGGCAGAGGAAAAGAAAGCCCTGACGAAACAGCAGAAAGCCCTTCAAGAACAGCTTGACAACTTTCAGATCAAGACCTATTCCGGCATTTGGAAGGATGATGTGACAACGGCTGACTATGCGGCAAAGATGGGCGGCATTGAAGGGAAGAAAAAATACTATGAAGGGAAGTTCATCACTGAAACCGATCCCGTCCTGATGCAGAAGTATCAAGACCTTTACAAGCAGCTTACAGAATTTGAAACGGAAGGTAAGTCCTATTATGATATTCAATCAGAACTGAAAAAAGTTCAAAAGGATTTGTCCAACCTTGGGAAGCCGAAACCGGAAGGGAAACCGCAGTTCTCCCCGGATGCCTACGGGCAGAGGAAAACGGACGCATGGGCGCAGCGGTTCACAAGCAAGTATGAAGCTGACAAATATTACCGCCCTCTTCTGGATGCAGATTGGGACACCCTGACGGAAGAAGAAAAGTTCGCAGTATGGCAGTACACCCACAATTCACACCCCATCAACCGCCCGCTATCCGGGTATAATGGGAAATGGGGACGGTCAAACTATACCGGGATTGATTCGGTACGCTGGAACAATGAGAACGGCAACTATGACGGTATTCTTTCCAGTGCCACATTCAAGAAAAAGTTCGCTAACACGAAAAACCCCGTTTATGGCGGTGATATGCGTGATTATGCTGATGTTGTTGCAGAACTGACAACGGGCATACAGAAAAGCGGGATGCAGAAGGATGTGTTCCTTGTCCGTGGTTCTGACCTTAACGGTTTTGCTGGCTTGCTGGAAGGTGATGTTATCAGTTTCAAAGAAGCTGAACAATTATTGAACGCTGGCGATATTGCAACCTTACAAAGTAAGCTGCTGGGGAACAATTTCCAGTCACATTCCTTCATGTCTACCGGAATCGCAGACGGTACGGGCTTCGGGGGTAACGTGGCATATAAAATCTATGTGCCCGCAGGAACAAAAGCGATATATGCAGAACCAGCTTCCTACTATGGGAACACGGTGGGGATGAAGGAAGGTTTGTATAAAAAGGGTGCTTCTTATTCCGGGGTAGGTGGTGAAGCTGAAATCATTATCCAGCGTGGAACTACCTTCCGCATAACTGGAATTGAGAAAAAGGGAAGCAGCAGTTATGTAGTGAATATGGAAGTGGTGGATCAGCCTGATTATTTCAAAACCGGATATGAACACACTTATGACGGTGGTTTGACTTCCGAAAAGTAATCTGGTAAAATGAGCATGAAAGAAGGTGGTTGCATGAGCAAAGAACAACATTCACCGAACTTTGAACAGCCTATCGGCGGTACATGGTTGGTTGCCAAACAATGCCGTGATTGTGTTTTCCGGTATAAGGACTATTTCAGGATGGGCGATAATAAAATACCGTGTAGTGAAGAAGATGGCTGGAAAAAAAGCAGTTGCGAAATTTTCCCGTACCCGCAGAGCAAGCCCCCGGAAGTGCAGCATAATACCGGGGAATGTGAGTATTACGAAAAAGAGAAGCAGCGCAAGAAATAAGCACTTTTGAAAATAAACTTTCAATGGTGCTTTTTTCATGCCCATTTTCGGGAAGGGGAAGTCATGAGCGAACCATATATTTTGAAAATCGACCAAAGGAAGTTTTTTCCTTCTCTGCCTACGGGGGACTATCTTTGGTGTAACCGTGACAATTTGAAAGTGGAAAACCAGCTTACAGAAGATAGGCAGAATTTCAACATGAGAATGAAACGCTTGAAAGGGGGTGGTGGAAATGGTGAAAGTAATCCGGTACGGAAGCAAACGGCGGGTAACGTGCGGGATTTGTGACAGCTTCCTTGAATATGAAAAAGAGGATGTGAAAACAGTTCAAACGGGAATGAACGAATGGGAAGGTGAAATCATCTGCCCAAATTGCCGGGAGAAGATAAGGGTGAAAGGATAGGTGATCCGGTTTATCTCCCAACTATGGGTTAAATAGTAAATCAATGAAAGGATGGAAAGAAAAATGAAGAAAGCGGAATTTGTTGCCCTTGGTATCAGTGAGGAATTGGCGGCGAAAGCTGAAAAGGCTTCACTGGAAGAACTGAAAGGGTACGTTGAGAAATCAAAGCATGATGAAGCGGTTGAAGAAGGAAAGACGCTGAAAGCGCAGGTTGCGGAGCGTGACAAGCAGCTTGAAACCTTGAAAGCGTCTGCCGGGGACAATGAAGAACTGAAAAAGCAGATCGAAACCATGAAGCAGCAGAACGCAGATCAGGAAAAGGCACATAAGGCAGAGTTGGCGCAGTTGAAGCTGGATAACGCTATTGATGCAGCCC